ACGCTCTTCCGATCTCCATTAAACTAATCCCGCAATGTAATCCCAAGCAAGTTGTGATTTATTCAATACATATATTTTAACATTATTTTGAGTAGCACACAACCTTACTTTTACCGAATCTATCTTAATCAAATAATCATTTTTTGGATCAAGATAAATGTCAAATTCTGTAAGATAGAAGTCAGGTGTATAATGCCTTTGCTTTCCTGTTTCATCTATCCATTTTAATCTTTTAGGTCTAATCCATTTGATATTATTTTTGTCCAACTCTTTAGCTAAAAGCAATTCATAGGAAGATTCTAACAATACACCATTATATTCAAATGTTTTACGATAATTTTTACCACCAAAACCTCTTTCAATTGCTTTTGCAGATAGAAAGTTTTTAGTATCTTGTGTATGAAGGTTCGTACCACGATTTTTGCGAGTGGCAACCATCATTTTAGATTGATCCTCTTTGGTACGTGAAGTAAAATGTTTACTACGCATACACATTTGTTTTGTAACACTGAATTTTGCAGACACTTCAGCAATAGAATGTCCTAAATCATAATATTTTTGTATCTCGGACCAGTTATATTTATTTTTCATAAATCTATTTATCCCAAGACTAAGGTATTACCATTATACAATCGTGAATACGAACCCCGCATAAATATATTTATGTATACATATGACGCCATCACAAAAACCGGATTAGTAATTCACCTATCAATGAGTGATGACCATACTTTTTATATTCTAATATTTGATATTGATAACTTCACATTGACTATGAAATTCTTCAATAACATTGAAACAGCACTTGCTTTTGTGCAAGCACTTTAATTATCTGGAGTAGGTGACAGGGGTCGAACCTGCATAAAACGGATTTGCAATCCGTAGCCTAACCATTCAGCGACACACCTACATATTGCTCTGCATCCCTCGGCGGTAATTATATCGCATCAATCATCGGACTAGACGAATAATCCACGACAACATCACACACGACTTCCACCCGCTTCCCGACAGGGACCGTTATCGCATTGCTAGCGGCCTTTCGGTTCAAAGACTACCACCCGTAACTATCACGTTACTTCTCATCCTGTGGGTCACAGTATCTGTTGATTAGACAGAACGTTTTTGGCGGAGCATGTAGGAATCGAACCTACTCACCTCTTTCGAAATGATGGATTAGCAATCCATTGCCTTAACCGGTCGGCCAATGCTCCTGATAAATATACAAATGCAACACAATTTCTTTTATAAAAAAATAGGCAACATATCAACTGAATTACTTTGCGGTATGCAAAGTGATACATTATTTAGAACATACAGTTCATGTGTAGATTTTCCACCTAATGTATTGACCATTAGTAATTCTATAAATTCTACATTACTCATTAAATTATTTAATGAATTATCCTGTTTATTTAAACGTAATGGTCATATTAGTACTAACTATGCTAAAATGTATCCTATGAGTTATTTAAAAGAACATAGCGACCTTTCATCATATGAAAAAGAATCATCAATTCATTCTACTATGATAAAATTGCAAATCCCTATCATAACAAATGAAAAAATAGGAATGATGTGGGCTCCGACTCCTAATGAGTCTACTCTTGTTAACTTTGATATAGGTGGAATTTATATCATAGATAATGTAAGAATGCATTCTGTAGTAAATCTAAGTAATGAATACCGATATAATTTAACTTCACGATTTCATATTGATTCGTTACTAGATAAATCTTTACTAGATTAGTGGTGCCTCCACCTGGACTCGAACCAGGAACTTTTCCATTATGAGTGGAATACTCTAACCAGTTGAGTTATAGAGGCAATTTATAAGTATTTTTATTGATACTTATTATATCTTGTTTTTGAACAGTTATCAACTGTTTCGGGAACTGTGTCCATTTTGCGGTGTCTCTTTCTGTTTTATATCCCTTAACTTCTACATATGAGTTTAAGTCCGGCAAATAAAAATCAGGAAAATATGTCCTATTACCATTCCACTCATATTTGAAACCCGGTCCATCATAACGGACACACTTAACATTATTTAATTTACACCATTTGTAAAAAACAAGTTCCCAAGAACCTTGAAATTTGATACCATCAAAAATGAGTTGTTTAGTACGTCCTCTATTGGAGGAGGTGTATGATTCTGGATGATTCTCTACTGCATTTTTCATAATAGTAGAATGTCTCATCTTTCGTTCATCTGACCATACTTGTAGTTTTCCTGCCTGTGAAAGTTTTTTACTTGTCTTTTTAGAAATCTTAAAATCAGGTATAGACCATTGATTTTTTACGTCTTTAATAATCTCACCTGTCTTTACTTTTTTCATATATTCGGACAAATTTTTTGCACCAGACAAATAACTCAAATCTATTTTGCTTGGATTATTTGCACAACGAATTAAATGCTGTGCTTGAGCATTTTTTGTATTGAATTCACGGTTACAATATATACAGGTAAACATAATAACTCCTATAATATATTTATGCCTAGAGTCGCCTGTTCTAACCGTTTGGTGCGCCCACTTGGAATTGAACCAAGACTCGGTGGTTTATGAGACCACTGCTTTACCATTAAGCTATAAGCGCATATACTTGGTACGACTGGCCGGAATCGAACCGGCACGCTGTTGGGCGAGAGATTTTAAGTCTCTTGTGTCTACCTATTTCACCACAGTCGCAAATCTTGTTACTATTATATATCAAATAGTCTTTATTGTCAAATGAATTTGTAAGTAGTATCACCATCGTTATTGATACCATTCACCCATGTATATAAAGCCGGCTGGGACTCGGTACGTTACTTGAGATTCATCCAGTATGTCCACCATTTGGAACTGACACCTTTCGAGTGCCGGGGATTCGAACCCCTTACCTTTTACTGCTTTGGTCCTTCGAAGTAACCTAGACAGCGTGACTTCACTTGCTAACACTTACAAAACTTGGCATCCCCTCAAGGACTCGAACCTTGACCAACGGTTTTGGAGACCGGTATGCTGCCATTACACTAAGGAGATATAAATTTGGCGCACCGTAGGGGACTCGAACCCCTGGCCTCCTGCGTGACAGGCAGGCGATCTAACCAACTGAGCTAACGGTGCAAAAATTAATTAAGAGCCTGTAGACTTAACTACAATTTACCGGTTTCAAGACGAACTCTTAAACTTGGTGGAGACGACTGGAGTCGAACCAGTAGTGCCTTTCGAGCGGCGGATTTACAGTCCACTGGGGTTACCAATTTTCCTACATCTCCAAAAACGATCTGAGGCCATGCGAGCTCATCTGCATGCTTAGGCTTTTTGTCTTCTCCTGCCCGGGCAGTTACGACGGTAGCGTCACCTCAAAAACTAACTACAGGACGCCCGGGAGTTCTACGGGTCGTTTAAGAATACGCTTCGCAGCTACTCTCCTATAAAACTTGGTAGAGCTACGCGGAATCGAACCGCGCTTGCCTGGATGAAAACCAGATGTCCTAACCGATAGACGATAGCTCCACTATATGAAAACACACTAGTGAAATTGCACTACCCCAGTTTCACGCTGGGTTACCAGTAGTTACAGAGGCATTGTCCTCCTGCAAATAATGTGTTTACATATAGAGCCCTGAACTTAACAGGGATATATGAATATTAAATTTTAAAGAACTGTTTTGCAACTGACTCTATCGTTTGTTGCTATGTGTCTATTATAACACCGTTTGAATTAATTGTCAAATTCTTTTTGTATCTTTGTGTCCAAGAACTTGTTCAATCAATCTATAACTAGAGTATAACAGATTGGAGATTTGTTGTCAAATTTTGCTAATGTAATACTTAGTACTATATAAAATGTTTAATGATAAATATTGTTATGGAACAACACACCTTATACGATGATTTAGAATTACCAAAAAATTGTACGTTTGAAGAAATCAAACAAAAATACAGAATACTGGCACAAATTCATCATCCTGATAAGGGCGGTGATGTAGAAAAATTCAAAAAAATTAAATTAGCATATGAAGTATTAAGTGATGTAACCAAACGTGAACATTATGATTCAACAGGTGATCACTATAATGATAATAATCTTAACACCGAAGTGTTTGGTAGGCTTAACGTAATGTTAGTACAATTTATACCACAGATTAATCCAGAATTTGATGATTTAATTTTAAGAATGAAAGTTGAAATACGTGCATTACAAGATCAAACTACTAATTCCATTACTGAGTGTAATAATTCAATTAATAAATTAACTATCATTACTAAGAAAATTAAATTAAAAAAAGAAGGTGAAAATTTATTAAAATCTTTTGCCGAAAAGAAAATTAAACAACAGCAGGCTGAATTGATTAATTTTAAAAGAGGTTTAATAGTTTTTGCAAGAATGCTAGAAGTATTAGAAGATTATCATTATAGTAATGATGAATGGCAACTACTTATTCAATAATGGTCCGGGGTACAGGAATCGAACCTGTATTGACTGCTTAGAAGGCAGATATTCTATCCATTGAATTAACCCCAGATAAATTTTTAACTTGCCCCTATTGTAGCAGGATTTTTATTTATTGTCAACCTACAGTATTACGATCTCGTAGAATTTTATTCCGTCTCTTGTAGATGGCGGCATTTGAAATGCCTAGCATATCTTCTAATTCAGAGATACCATGTTTGCTCATTAAGTCAATAAGGTCAATATTGTCCCAATCAACTTTCCTACGGTTTGTAGTTGCACAAGTAGGAGAACAAAAACTATTTGTTATAGGTTTGTCACCCTTACACACCGGGCATAAATCGTACTCTTGTACTTTTCTGAATGCAGTATATTCTTCATCAAATACTGCATATTGCTTTGGGAGTTCTCTAGCTCCGGCATGAATTTCACTATGGCAATTATGACATACTAAAATACATTTTTTTAATTCTTCTATTACAGCCTCCCATTTTTTAGGATTTGCTCTAAGTGAGTCAAATGCTAATTCTTTAATAGTAGGATCAATGTGGTGGAATGCTAATGCTTGCTGACATTTATCATATCCACAACACTGACATTTACCTCCCATTGCGGAAACCATTCTTTCTTTAGAACGGTGTCTCCATGCTTTAACTCTGTTTGATGATATTGACATATATAACCTCTAACCTTCACATTTATTTATGCCAGGTTGAGGTTATAGTTAGAATTTGGCTCCGAATGTGAGATTCGAACTCACCTAACCAGTGATTAACAGTCACGCCCATGCACCTAGCTCGGGTTTTTCGGAATAAATCTGGTGCCCCCACCATGAATCGAACACGGGACAACCTGATTACAAATCAGGTGCTCTACCAACTGAGCTATAAGGGCTAATCCAACTGTGACCTTACGCTCTTTCCGTTGGCGATTGAGCAGCCGACATTCTTAAAGTCATCTCGGAACTGACTTCTTTATTTAACTGAAGTATATCACAACAAAACTTTTTTGTCAAGCGATATTGTGATATTTTAGGACAACAAAATTCTACTGTGCTTAGGAACGCCCGCAAGCAAGTATTCCATTTGATCAGCTAGAATTGTTCTATGTTGAAGGATCATATTTTCATAGTGATTAGGTGCGTACGGTGTGTATAACAATTCCATACGTGCTTCTTTCAATGTTTTATGACCTTTACGACTGTTACAATCTCTACATGAAGTAACTACGTTCATCCAGGTGTTTTCTCCACCTTTGCTTTTTGGATGAATGTGGTCACGGCTTAATGCGTGATAGTTGGCAAAATATTCACCACAGTACGCACATACATGACGATCACGACCAAACAAGGTTTTGTTTGTTAGTGCAACATTTGCATGTTTGTATGGATTAAATCCATGACCTTTGATTGCAATAATACTGGTGGTTTCTAAATAACTTAATGTACCATCATTTTGAATGCCACCTCTATATCTAGCCACAATATCACCCATTGACCATGCAATGGCATTTTTTGCTTGATAGACAATTGCATCATCATATGATATCCATTGTCTCGGAACTCCTGATATATCTAGTGCTAGTACTGCCATGTAAAACTCCTTTGTTGGTAGTCACTAATTGTATTTAATCTATTTTGGCGGGCCTTGCAGGAATCGAACCCACATCACCAAGTTCGAAGCATGGCATTCTATCCATTGAACTAAAGGCCCGTGTTAGTATTATACGACAAACACTGTTATTTGTCAATTTGGTGCCAAAGACTGGGATCGAACCAGTGACACACGGATTTTCAATCCGCTGCTCTACCATCTGAGCTACATTGGCTTTGGTGGATGATAGTGGGGTCGAACCACTGACCTCTTCGATGTCAACAAAGTATTCTACCGCTGAAATAATCATCCAATTTATTGGTGCTCAAACGTAGAATCGAACTACGATATCTGTCATACCAAGACAGTGTTCTTCCATTAAACTATATGAGCAAAGGCGGGAGCCTAACTATCTTATTGTTAATAAGCCTCATTAGATTGTCTCGTATAGGCAAGTTTATACACCCATCAATCATACTATAGTGTCATCACAGTTAACCCCACTGTGACTAGATTGACAGGGACTCAAACCTATCGTCTATCCCATAACTGGCACCCCCTGATGGACTCGAACCACCGCATGCGGGAATCAAAATCCCGAGCCTTACCAACTTGGCGAAGAGGGTATAAATTGTGGTACCCAGTACAGGTTACGATCCTGTGTCTCACCCTTATCAGGGGTGTGTTATACCATTTAACTAACCGGGCATACTTGGTAGTGATGGTCGGACTCGAACCGACGATAAACTCCGTATGAAGGAGGTACATTAGCCGCTATGCTACATCACTATAATTGGGGAGTCGTACGGGAATCGAACCCGTATTAACGGAATCACAATCCGTGGTGTTAACCGTTACACTAACAACTCCATATATTGGCGGAAGGCTAGAGAGTCGAACTCTAAAGGCGCTATTAACGCTCGGCTGTTTTCAAGACAGATCCCATCGCCAGTTGGGTTGGCCTTCCATTTAACTTTTTGTATCAATATTTTGACTCTTATCTAGATAAGAGTCAATTAGACCTTTGTATGTGTATGTTACACATTCATAAAAAACTTTATTTAGTAACACTAGTGTTCTCTCATTAATATATTTTTCATCAAGCTAAATAGTTAATGACTATTTACTATGCACATCTAAATTTACTAGACATAGACCCAATCATTGGAGATAAAAATAAGTTAATGAAAAATTATCAATCACTGATTGATAACAATGATTTAAATCCTAAACTTATTGATATTATGGACAACGTGGGTATTAAAATACCGCGTGCCGAGTCATTCTATTCTAAACCATTTTATCTTCAACAAATCCATACTGACAATTTAGGCGGAGACTATATTAAATTAAATTACGTTTATAGTGGATTCAATAGTACTATGAGCTGGTACTCTGTAAAAGATAGTCAACATAAATTAGATATTCGCTACACACCTGACTTACATACCGAGTTTATTCACTTTAAATACCATGATGTTGAACTGGTAGATCGTGTTAAAATAGGAGCACGTTCTACTTTAGTACAAGTAGGGTGCCCGCATAGTATAACAAACGGCAATGAATATAGGTTATGTGTGTCACTTATTTTAATAGATAAAAATACCGGTGCCCGACTATCAATGTCTGATGCAGTTAATAGATTGTCACAGTATATCGGACAAATTGGTGCTCCATGACAGAATCGAACCGAGAACACTTTTCCTTTTGAGAAAAGCGACTTTGCCAATTTGTCCACAAAGGCATTAACTTTTTGTATCAATATTTTGACCCTTATCTAGATAAGAGTCAATTAGACCTTTGTATGTGTATGTTACACATTCATAAAAAACTTTATTAGTTTTTGGGTCTTGTACCTGTGTATATACATCAGTGCGGACATTATCACGCACATTAGACACTAATCGTTGTATAGATTGAATTATCATGATGTATTTATTACTATACCATATAGAAACACACTTGTTTGGATTCGAACCTTGTTCTAGTATTGTCTATCTGCGCTTCCCACAGTGCTGACAAGAGTGTTTTTATATGGTAGGGGTGCTCGGGAACGATCCGAGTTTTACTGGTTAAAAGCCAGTTACTTCACCTTAAAGTTTCACCCCCATAAGTCGTATGTTTGATTTTATGTGCCAATCATAGACCTACGGGAGTCTATGACGACACTATCGCTTACTGCGCTTCATATCGTTTCCTTAAAAATGTATTGTAACAGACAATTTAATTATTGTCAAATTTTGGTGCGACCTAAGAGATTCGAACTCCTGACCCCTTGGTTCGTAGCCAAGTACTCTATCCAACTGAGCTAAGGTCGCATTCTAAAACACACTGTCATCACCACCATACTTCTCCGTTTTACAGGAGCTATGTCTGTACTGTGTGTTTTAGAATGCCGTGTATTATTACACGACATGATAGGGTTGATACCCTACCCAGTGATTTTACAATCTATGTTACCGCCACAGATTTCATCCTACTGTCCGCCCGTTTGTTACACTTATGCGCTGTATGCCGGCCCTCGTTGCCTATCACGCACTATCAACTTTCTTTAACTAAAGTTTTCACTTTGTTAATAGACCGTTGATAGATTTTTGCACGTTCAATCTTGTTACGGATCAATTGTGCGACTTGTTCTTTTGATAATTCATGATTGCTAAACCAATCACGTTTGTCATCAGAAGAAGTTTTGTATTCTATTTTTTTGTCCATTTATTGTCAAATTTCCCTTTGTTGTTTTTAAACAACACAAAAACAAAAACCCCTGAGACTTTTTAGTTTCCCAGGGGTTTCTTAGATTTGTTAGAGTAGTTACTTAAGTATAACTTTCTCCTTCTATGAAACTCCCCGGAATTTTCGCATCATAATTAAATTCTGAACTGCGAATACTCGGTGTGGACATGTTACCCCCAAAGGCCAACACTGGTGTCAAAGAGGCTATCTGCCACTGACCCGTATGTTTTAGCGATTGAATGCAAATGCTTTTCATAGTAAATCTATTTAGTCCTGGTTGTAAATTAATGCAAATAACTATTGTTTTTTGCACCTTTTCTCAATTCATGCTGAAGTATAGCAGAGAAATGAATTAGTGTCAACACTTTTTTCAACTATCTGCCCAAACTTCAAAAATTTTTTTTGCTCTGATTTTTCTGAACAGGTGTGTAATATATATGCCTTTTGAATTGTTGTCAACAAATATTTTTCAAGATGTTACCAAAAAATAAAAAAATACATACGACTACTAATAAATACAAAAAGGTCATATATGTACAACGTAAGAATTTTAAACGAGTCTGATATACCAATGATAATAGAACTTTACAACCTTTGCCTTGAGTGGCGTAGCCCGTTTCAATCACTATCTAGATGGGATTTTTGGACTAATCACACTCATCTAGAGGAAAAAATGTCAGATGGTAGGACTGTAATCTTTGGTGCCTTCAAAAATGATGAATTAATTGCGCTTACAATGGGTGAATACTGGAAAGAGTTACCAATCTGGTTCTACGGTGGCATGATTACTAAAGTGCGTACTCTTAGATTTGATGTGCAAGAAAACGGATTGGCAGAACTTTTAGTAGCATCCGTAAATTATGCTGAAGAATTAGGCTATTATACTTTTTATTTCTTAGTTTCTGAGAGACAAGATAAATACTATACACACAATATGTTATCAGATGATAAGATAAAAGAAATTATTGATGATTATTTAGTGGTGTATGAAGATTCAATTGAAGGTGCAGCTAAATCAAAATGGCCGGCTATCCAAAGAATTTTTGACAAAAGAAGTACTGATAACATATCAGGTAAATGGTATGTAAAATGTGTTATAGCAAATAATAACCGAAGAAAAATAAACAAAAAGGAAGAAGGATGGATGTTAAGTCAGAATGCATTAAATTAATTAATAATAATTTAACCATTGATTCTAGTAGACTATTCGCCGGCGAGTCTTGGAAAGAATTAAATATAGATAGTCTCTCTACATATGATATTATCGTAAGTGTCGAGGAAAAATTTAATTTGAGAATATCCGACCAAGAACTAAAAAATATTAACACCCCGATCGAATTGGTTAAGTTGATTGAATCTAAGATTGAAGGGAAAAAATTATGAAAAAAATGGATATTATTTTACAAATACCAGATGTCACCTATGAACCGTATCCTAGTAGTTTTATGAACGGATGGTATAAACGTGCGATTGAAGCCGGCATTGTGGGTACTCCTGTGTGTGATTGGACAGAGTTTTTACCTCTTACTAAGAATGTTACTGAAGAATTGGTAACATTAGGTTATTTGATTAAAGTTGAGTACATCTATCTTGATTATACTATTTTACAGATAGAGTTTTATTACGATACAGATGAAAACTTAGCGAGGGCTAAGGAATATCTAACTGAAAAAACCGGCATTGTGTTCGAATCAGTTAAGACTGATATTGTTGAGCTATTGTTACTATCTTAATAATTAGGTACATTAACGAAGAATAGATCGCCAGATGCTTTTCCGGCGTATATATTTGCTACATCGTTTTGTGAACTTGGATAAGTATTTAATAGATACTTATGTACATTATATCTCAATGGTTGTATATCATCGCTTATGTATGACTCAAACCCAGTAATCTTGGGTCTTTCTACCAGTCCAAGACTAGTGAAAAATTTATTTTTCACCGCATAATGTTCTTCTTTGCCAGGCATAGTTAAATTTTTCCAGCATTGGTCGTATACACTATACCATATTTCTTTAGTATATGCATGGTATCGTATAAAGTTATCTAATTTTTTGTGTTTACTATATGTTATTAAACTAAAAATTTGTTCTTCAAATTGCCAAACTTTAATGTCATCATTAAACTCAATAGCCTGATCTCCATGACCGCTGATTACTATACCATTGATATCCCGTAACCCTCTCATGTATGCAAGATTGTATTGATAATTACAGTGTGTTATTTCAGCATATTCTTTGAATTCACCAGACTTATAAAAATCAACTAAATCAAATGATATAACTCGATGGGGTATGTTATATTCGTCACATAGTTTTTTAGCCATTATCATATCTGGTTGATTCATGTTATTACCAAAATCAAACGTGATTGCTGTAAATTTTACTCCATCTTCTGCCATAGTTTTAGCAATCACTTGACTGTCATAGCCCCCACTTAGCATAACAAATATTTCCGATCCGCATGAGTTTTTTTGTATTTTTAGATTATTAAACCTAAAGGCTTCTCTTGCAGGTAATACATAATCACTAGAGTAATTCTCAAAGTCTACAAAAAATTTATCAGAGGCTGATGTTCTTTTGACTTTCGTGTAGTCGTTGTTGTACCCATATCTAAACCAATTATCAATAAATAATTCCACTAGCATTCCTCTAATATTATAATAGCGGTTACCATATCACCTTCATCTGATAATGATGCGTGTATTTTGACATTTACGTTTTTGATTGTCACTTGCGGTCTACCATAAGAGTCTCGCACCAGTTCAGCATTTTTCCAACTAATAGTAGATTGTAAATTTTCAGGCAAGGCTTTGTACAATGCCTCTTTAACTGCCCATGTTTTTGCCAACATTGTTGATTTTAACGATATTGGCAAATTTTTGTATTCATTGTATTCGTAGGCTGTCATTATTTTTTCTGCTAACCTATTTTTATTACTGAATCTTTTTATATCAGTAAGATCAATTCCTATACCTATTATCATACTTTCAAAAACGGTAAAAATATTTTGCAAGGATCGAATTCCCACCATTTTCCACTAATAGATGTGCCAAAATCAAATGACTTGGGATCATAGTGATGGTTGTTATGCCAACCTTGTCCCCATCCTAAGTATCCTAAAACAATGTTGTTGTGAGAATTATCAGGTGTTTCAAAGTTTCTATATCCTATAATAGCTTTCCAGTGACCAAATAAGTTAGTTAAGTTATCTTGAAGCAATGATATTGCAGTTGGTAAACATACTAACATTAAACTTAGTTTCCAATCGATGAGTGCTATCAATACTGGCACTCCCCATAAAATCTTAAATTGATTATTATGAAACCATATATGATTAGATTTTCTAAGAAGGTTGGCAGCATACTTCATATTAAAACCTAAATTATTTTGAGTTATTTTAGTTGTCCAGGTAAAAAAGGCATAGAATTTTCCATGAATAGGACTATGTAAATCTTTTAATGTGTCACTATATTTGTGATGATATCCTCGATGAATCGCTGACCATACCAATGATGAGCCCTGACCACTTAATGTACCAAAAAACAACAAAGTATTTTCTTTCCACCTAGGAAGATTAGGATGAGTATTATGTGAAAATACACGATGATACCCTACTGCTACTCCCAATCCTGCAATAAACACCCAGCCAATAAAAGATAGTATGAGATACCACCGTGGTATAACTCCTATAATGAGTAACCCAATTGTTAGTATACCTAAACTAATCATAGGCACAAAACTTAACCAAGAATATTTTGAGATATTATCGAACATGCTATTATTTATTCTTTACAATCGACCTGCGTTATAAACAGTGTCTCTATATTGTTGTTTAACAAAAGTACATCGTACTACAGTGTCTACTGGAATCAAAGTTCGGTTGTATAAAATTTGCCAGTGCAAATTGAATTTGCATTGATGTTTAACAGGTACGTAGAATTCATCAAAATAATCATACCGTTCGTTAGCCCAATCACTAAAAATGAATCTGCGAAGGGAAGGGGCGTGTTTTGTTGACCAAAGTGTGTAGAACTTAAATCGTCCATTTGATTCGTTGTATTTCATTGCGGTATCTAACAAATCTTTTACTGTTTGTCTATTACCAATATTTCTAATATTAGTTGCGTACCAACTAGCATCGTCAGATGATTCATAAAATGATAGCAATGCTACAATAGTACCATTATCATCCATAGCACCGTATGCATGAAAACTACTGAGATCAGACAAATAAGTATTACAAAAAGATTCGTGGTAAAAATTTACAGGGTTTTCAGATGGATCTAAAAAATACTTAGAAGTTATCTCCGAACCCATATATTTGTTATTCTCAAATAACGGCAATATTTTATCTTTATGTGCAGAATTTAGTTTAATTATTTCCATATGTTCCTCTTAACATTTGTAATGTAGTTTCAAAATTGATACCATCTAAACTTGCTTCTAAGCGTTGAATTTGTTTTTCCGGTATTCGTCGTAATGCTTCTAAATTAAATCCTAACAATTTTTCAAACCCGTGTGTTTTTTTACGTACGGTCAACCCAATATCAGGCAACAATCTTTTAAGAATGTCATTTTTAATAGAAAAAGATGATAGTTTATAATTATATTTTTCGCTAACTAAACTAATAATTGATGGATCTTCTAAATAGTATAGCATTGCTTCAGGAGTATAGCTAAACCATTCATTGACTAATGGAATATTATACTTTAATGAAAAACGCATTGCACTTGCATCTTCATTTTCTCTAAACACATAGTTCCAACATGATGGGTCTACTTGAATATTACGTCTAAGTAATACTTCTCCCCCCATCACTGCAGGCGATGACATTTTTTTTATTTGTTCATACACCATCAAATATGTAATCTGAGAACACTGTATATTATCTCCCAAATCTTGAGCTTTACCGCTGTAAAAATAGTCCTTAATATCTATATCAACTATTGTACAATCTAAATCTAATTCTTTTGCAATATTGATTGCCAAGTTAACGTCATACTCGTTATAACCCGGTAATCTAATAGTAATACATTTTGGCTTGAACCCAATTGATATAAAATTTCTTGCAACAATTTCACTATCTGTGCCACCACTAAGAAATAATACAATGTCTTTTCCTAGTTGTTGATAAACCAAATCAGATATTCTTCTTAATTCACTAGATAAGTTATTATTTCGATAGTGGTCTATATCAATAGATCCTAAATTCACGTTAAATTTTTCAAATGAATTTTCTCTAGTACCAAATTCTCTTCCGCCAATGAAGTATTTTAAATGATTATTGTAAGTGAAGTGCATTTTTAAATTCTTTTTCTAGTATGTCAAAAGTTTCTCCGAAGCCATACGTTATTAAATATCTAGGTTGGTCATTCAAACTTTCAACTGAGTGATATTGATTAGTGTTCATTAAATATGCATGACCTTCTGTTACTGTAATAACAGAATGATTATTATTAAAATTAGATTTTATCCCGTCATTACTTATTTTGGTAAGTGATCCGGAACTATTTCGCACGCCTATATTAATACATGTGTTTCTACCAGCTTCATCTTTATGACAAATAATACTTCCTTTTGTCCTAATAAAATGAATTCTTTCTATTTGAACTTTCCTATTATTCGGGAATACAGAACTAAGGATGCCGCGTACTTTTTCTACCATTTCTCTTAAAATAGGATGCTTAAATGTATGCCTAGAAAATGATATTGACCCAGTAACATTTCCCTCATTCTGGTATTCCATCCAACAAGGGTAATCTGGTATTATAAAATCATTACCGTATTTGTGAACAACCGTTTCTAATTTTTCAGCTTCATCTGTATATAGCTGAAATTCATACGGGTCTATTAATTTTCCTAAAGGTAGTAGTTCCATATTAACTATGTATTGAGTAAAATTATTTTACTGTTGGGTGCGTTTTCATATGAAGTTAGTTTTGGTATAACAATATTGTTAGATCGAGTTGGAACATCAGTATTCATCATATCATCATAATATTGTACATGTGTTTGTCTAAAATAGCCGTTGATTATTTTATGAATTATTAATGGATCTATTGGAGATTTTAATTGTTCTAGTGATAGTTTTTCCATTAAAATTGGTATACCAAACCCATCAACTTTTTTTATTAATGTTTTTCTTTTTGAATTGACCCGTATATCCATAGCATCAGCTAATTGTTTACATTCCTGATATGTCATAATAGGACTTTTCCAGTCACTAAACATACTTCCATTATTAGGCGACATGTCAGTATAGTAATTTACTAATTCAGGTTTAGTGTTAAACCCGTTCTTTTCTTTTTTCCAAATATAAAGAGGATTATAATTTGTATACCCTACAATTTTACTATTCTCTAACCATTGAGTTTGTCTCTCTAAATCTTCTAACGTATCGTGTGGCAGTCCTATCAAAAAGTTAACACTGATAGCAACATTATCTCCCCATACATTATATAGGTCTTCTAGCACATCTTTTGCTTTTTCTCCAAAACCCTTACCTACGGTAAGCCCTGCTTTTCTGTTAAATGTTTCTATTCCAAATTTAGTACCACGAACTCCGCAGTTTTTATATATCTCCATCATTTCGGGGTGCTTATGAAATAACTCTAGCCTCATATATCCGCCGAATTCGAATTCGAATGGAAGTCTATTTACTATTCGTTCTAACAATAATGCTTTTTCCAAACTGTCATTGATAGTATCGTCTGTGAACATATACCGAGTAGTTCCAAAATGTTCGTAATTATGCATTAAGACGTTATATAAATTTTCCTCTGTTTTTGTCATGTCATGAAAATTTTTACCTAATAAATCATAGGTACAATAACTACATTTAAAAACACAGCCCCTTCCAAATTCTAATGGCAGCGTTTCATTGTGTCTTATAGCATCGTGTTTAGTAAACGTTGAATGCTCACTTGAATTGTAATCGTCATACTTATAAACTTTGTCAGATATATATTTTACACCATTTATTTCTTCATTAACAACCAATTCTTCATTGTATTCAAGGTGTCTCATTATTGCCAAGAGTGTTGACTCTGCTTGTCCTATAACTCCGTAATCAAATGGCAAGACAGGTCTCAATCCGTGTATTATTTCTGAACCGCCTACTATGAATATTGCACCTTTTGCAATACTTTTGCACATATTAAAAATCCACTCAAAAGAATCATCGACTGAACCTCTAAAATTAAATAGGGTAGTAGATAGACAAATATACTTTGTCTTTACATCTACAAATTTAAGTATAAAATTTGTGACTTTTTCCTTGTCTAATTTTAATACATGATTGAGTGCCACTGCACTGTACCCACATTCTCTAAACACATTTGCTATAATATAGGCGCCGGCGGGTCTAACTGTCAGATAGTCATGTGAATAATTGCAAAATATAACAGCATCAGTCATTGTTTTTGTACTCGACTACAAATTGATTTACATAATATATAATCTTTTGACCAATTGGTTTAAAGTTTCTATAGATATCAGGCCAATCATTAAACATTCCTGGACTCTTGCCTGCTTCCGCACGAACGAACCATTGATAAATTGCACTGTTGTATGAATCAGCGGTGATATATAAATGTTTGTAATCTCTGGTACTTTCTATAATTTTAGGCAGTATATACTCACCCATATAGTATTTTGTTCTATATTTTGGATCAACATATGCTCTAGTTAGAGCAAGAGCAATAGAAGGATCTAACTCATATTCATTCCAACCGGCACTACAAATATATTCTCCGTCATCTTCTAACACATAATAGCAGCCACGCTTGTATCTTCCATTGACATCATTCAATATATAAAAAATGTTAGCCGGATCATTTTTGTAATCAGGATGATAATTTTTAATAATATCATTATCTGATATCTTAGAAAGAGAAACCTCTAACAAGTTCATTACAAACTTATTAGAGGAATCATGCAATTCATGCAATAGCATTAAGGTGCTACTTTGCCCACTGCATTTATAACTGCGGCAATCTTACCCACTGCTTGCAATTGCTGTACTGTCATACCCTCATTCTTTAGAATATCGTAGTGTGACTTAACACAGAAGTGACACTTGCCAACAATACTTGCACATAATGCATACATTTCAAACTTTAATTTTGAAACACCACCGTGTGTGGCATACGCTTGCATTCTTAAGCCTGCAGGTAATCCCTTAAGGTTTTCATCACCAGTCATTTCAACAAATGGATAGTATATATTATTCATACCCATTAATGCGGCTGCTGTTTTGGCGGCATCACGCTCTACTGCTCCCATTAATGGACCATTCATTTGAATTTCAAATGCTAGTTCCCCGTTGCCAGCTGCAATAGCGGCTGCTAATGCACAAGCATGTGCATCTACTAAATCTAAACCGCTACGATTAATAACCGCATCTAAGTTTAATTTAATATCTTTGGCATGATCTGGAATTGATTCTTTTACATTAGCAACCCAGTCACCACCAATTGTTATTGGAGTAACTTGGGTCATAGTGTTTCGCCACCGATTGGACGACTGCATGGACATAGTTCGCCGGTTTGCAATGCATCAAGTACACGTAATGCTTCATCTGGATTACGACCAACGTCCAAATTGTTAACTGTAACATGCTGAATGACATTCTCGGGATCAACAATAAATGTTGCACGAAGTGCCGCACCAGCAGGTGCATAGAATACGCCCAATTGTTCAATTAAACTTACACTACCGCGTTCTTCACCGGATTGATGACGAGCAGTGTCGGCAAACTGAATGTGCTTAATTTTACCCAAATCTGCATGGCTACGTTGCCATGCTAATTTACAGAATTCATTGTCTGTTGATCCTGTAAGTAATACTGCATCACGATCAGCAAAGTCTTGGAATAACTTGTCGTATGCTACGATTTCTGTAGGGCACACGAATGTGAAATCTTTTGGATAGTAAACAATTACTTTCCACTTGCCTTCAAAACTTTTTTCTGTAATAGTAAAGAAGTCATCTTTACCTGGGTTAACGCCTGTTACAGCAAATGCTGTTAATTTATCTCCGACTGTTTTCATAATTTCTCCTTTGTGTGTGAAATGAAATTCAATAAAATATTGAAACAATATTTAGATTTTTATTCTAACATTTAATATTTTATTCATCAATATTTTTTGGTAAACCGTTACTGTGTTTATCTGTTACTTTTTCGGTATCTTGGAACAAACGTTTCTCTTGCGCTGTAAGTTTGTCTTTATGTGTCTTGCGAGGATTTCCGCACATCAGACACCCTGGTTGTCCGCAATCCATAGCGTGATGCTTTGCTAAACGATGTGGTTCTTTGATTGCTTTGTCTTTGTTAGTTAAACCATGCGCTTTTGCAATCTTAACTTGTCTTGCAACTGCTACAAGATTTTTATGGCGGCGGCGACTGTTAATAAATTTTGCTGTATCATTAGCCATTACTGTCTCTTTCTATAATCTTCTACTGCGGCTTTGATGGCGTCTTCGGCAAGGATTGAGCAATGGATTTTGACCGGGGGGAGTGCAAGTTCCTCTGCGATTTGACTGTTTCGGAGCTTGGAAGCTTCGTCAAGTGTTTTCCCCTTGACCCATTCAGTGACAAGACTTGAGCTAGCAATAGCCGACCCGCACCCATATGTTTTAAATTTGGCATCTGTTATTAATCCTGTTAGTTTATCTACTTTTATTTGCAATTTCATTACATCACCGCATGCAGGGGCTCCTACCATTCCCGTACCCACATCATTGTCGTCTTTTGCAAAACTACCCACGTTGCGTGGGTTTTCATAATGGTCAACTACTGCGGCTGAATATGCCATATATCAATCCTTTTTAAACATAGTGAAGATTTTTGCTTGAATGTTTTTTGCAAACTGTGGTTGAGGGAAATTCCAACCAATAAATGCACCTAATGCTAACCAAAATAATGTTTCCAACATAATCAATACTCCTTATATGTATTGTATTTAGTATGCCTCGTCCGCATTGTCAATAACTATCCAGCCTAATTTTAATAAATCAGCACGAATCTCGTCAGTAACTACACTTTCATTTACAAAGTTGTTTTTTATGTATAAGTAGTTTTCTTGTTGCTCTTTAGTCATGTCGTTGTATTCTTCATCGGATACTTCGCCCTTGATACCTGAACAGTACCAATCGATGTAGTCGCCCTTCTCAATCATATTAGCTACTATACCACCGGCACTGCGCCAACTAGCACTCCAACGCTTTTCTGTTAGTATAGGAATAACATCGTTTTTAGTAAAGTCATTGTTACATATAGCGGCATAAAGATTCTGTGCGTATGCTTCACTTTGTTTAGCTTTATCACAAATCCATTTAGCAGACCGAAGGTCATACTCCATGTTGTATGCTTTCCACTCATCAGTAGCTTCTAGATCACGCTGGCGCTCGTCCCATGACTTAAAAAACTCAATCATATTTTCTGCTGATTCCGCAGACTGGTCGCCTTGCTCTACACGCTTTAATTGATTTTCTATTTGAAAAGTTCCGCGTTCTGGGCTACTATTCATCTTCTACCTCTATCCATGTGTGATCGCCTAACCATTTAACTTTACACAAATATTCATATTCAGTGGGAGCACTACTAGACCAATCATTGGGTCCATTAATGCTCAACCTAGTAAATTGTTTTCTATGGTCGTACAACAACCAATATATACTACCATTTGATAACTGAAAGTCGTATTTGGCTGCATGTACCATGTCAGTCAAATCAAGTCTATGCTTAATTTGCTCCGCTTGCTTTTGTAAAACATTCACTAGTTCCATGATTCTATCATATTCTTGCTTGGCATGCAACCTAGCAACGTTCAACATGATATCTTTATGCTTCTCTACCGGCACTAAATCAAATTTGGGTCCGCCCGATTCTGTCGCATATGGTGTTACATTGCGATTAAAAAAGTGGATTAGCGAACCACTAGACGTAGAATCGTAACTACTTCTACCGTTCGCTGAGTTTAGTTTGTCATCAGACATTAAAACAAATCAATTTTTTCCCAGGGCAGATTAGATTTACCAAAATGCCCATAGTTAGTAGTTGTATGATATATTGGTCTAAACAAATTGAATCGTTCAATGATGCCTTTAGGTGTCAAATCAACATTGTCTTGTATCCATTTAGTTAAAGTGCGGGCTTGCGTAATATCTGCCGTTTCAATATAGAAACTCATAGGCTGTGCTAATCCAATAGCATAACTAATCTGACATGTTGCCCAATCTGCTTTACCACTAGCGACAATGTTTTTGGCAATATAACGCATCATGTATGCGGCCGATCGATCCACTTTCGTAGGGTCTTTACCACTGAACGCACCGCCGCCATGGGGACTATAACCGCCATAAGTATCAACAATAATTTTACGGCCAGTAAGACCAGTATCGCCGTCAGGGCCACCGATAACAAATCTACCAGTAGGGTTGATAAAAAATTCAGTATCATTGTCAATATATTGTTTAGGTAACAATTCTCTAATTACTTGCTCTACTAACTCACGAACCAAATCGATACTAGCATTTTCTACATGTTGAGTAGAACATACAACTTTGGCAATACGCTTAGGAGTACCATCATCATTGTATTCAAATGTCACTTGACTCTTTGCATCCGGGCCTAATATTGACAGACTGCCGTTTTTTCTAAGTTCTGTTAATCGTTCAACAATACGATGGCTCCAATAAATTGCGCTAGGCATATGATTTTCAGTTTCGTTACATGCATAACCAAACATTAATCCTTGATCGCCGGCGCCAAAGTTGTCTGTACCTAGTGCAATATCTGCGCTTTGACCATGTAGTAAGTTTGTGATTTCAACTGTACGCCAATCAAAACCAGATTGTTCATAACCAATATCTTTGATAATCTTGCGTACAGCACTATCAATTTCTTCATTGTGGAGAACACCTTTGTATTCTCCGGCAACAACAACACGATTAGTAGTAACTAATGTTTCACAGGCACAACGCATTGCACTGTCTTCTTTTGCCATTACTAAATCTAGTACACTATCACTTATTGCATCAGCAATTTTATCCGGGTGTCCCTCAGACACCGATTCACTTGTAAATAAATAACTCATTGATTCCTTTAGTAGTTTATATAGTATAACACTATATGTCTACTTATGTTAGATTTTTTGGGTGTTTGTTTTTTGTGGTTTTTTATGCTTACTATAGAAAATATGATTTCCAATTTTCTTTACTTGTTGATATGGCCAAGAAGGAGAAACAGATAAGTTATGAAAGAATAATGTAGACTTTGGAACTACTTCCGCATATGCGTCATTTGCCATAACTTCATATGCAATATGTTTTGCTTGAATATATTTTGGATTATTTTTGTTGGGTTCACCTTTATTTTCACAAACCCAACTAAATTGACAAAGTTTTACTTTTTGCATCTCACCCTCATCATTTTCTCTTTCAACATAAGATGCTTGATATATAACATTGCATGGATTAGAACCAAACCCATGTGTTACTCGATTAAGTACTACTCTTGCTATAGCTGCCTGACCGTGAATAGATTCACCGTTGGCTTCATAAAAGATATTTTTTGCCATACATGTAAGTTGTTTTGGATCTACTGCTTTTGCTACTTTAGCAACCTCTGCAACAGGTTCAGGTGTGTCCTTGAATAAGAAATATCTTTCTTCAGTATTAGTAATAATGAATCCAGATATTAGTATTAATAATCCGGTGACTATCCTTAAAAATTTAATTTTATCTATCATGAGAAAAATCCTTAGTTTTATGCTAGATTCCAGCAATCACAATTGCAACGAATAACTTCGTCAATTGCTTCATTAACTGTGTATGTACTAGGCATTAATGTTGATGATGAATACCATGAGTTTAAGTTTGGTGGTATCAAGTCTACATAAGGTGATCCTGCAAATGAGCCCGGTATATATGCAAGACCGGTATCAATTGGGACACCGTTTATAACATACTCTCCGTCATCGTTGAGGGTACCTTCTGGGTTAGGTGTTACATCTTCTCCGTCACGTATAGTAACAGGAGTTGATATCACTGTAGTGCTAGGACCATTTGGTAATGTTCCGTTTACTATTAACACTTTTTGCTGGTCGTATGGTAATTGATCAGATATATTATTATCTAATGAAATCCCTATTGCTGCCAATCTATCTTGGTTACGATTCTCTCTCATCATGCCCACAATACTCTGTCCACCAATCGTATCCCAATTTGTAATATTTTCTAATGTTTGAGCATACATGTGTGGTTCTGTGTTTTTACCATATTGTGGAACAGAATCAACAAATGTATAAATTGTAGTAGGGTAAAGAGATAAGAAGTTTTCTCTTTCAGCAGTAGCCACTACTCCTGTATCTAATGGGGGACGTAGTCCTTCTTGTCTAGCACGTTGTTCAATAGTTAATTGGGCGCCCGTAGTATTCCATGAGTTATTAAGACTCTTACATGCTGCCGGCTTTGCTAATAAGATAGCATCAATCTCTATATTTGCTTGGTCAATATATAATTGAATAGGCGTGTTCATACCTGGCCATTGTGCAGGACCTGTTACTATAGTTCCACGTGACCCTTTGCCATATCCCAATGACACATTAGTACCACTTGTTGAAAAATCACCATTTGATTGTACGGGTAAGTTGTCCGGCGGGGGCAACTGAATATATATTATTTCTTCAGGTGGAGTTGGTGCTGCTGGTGGTCCAGCTTGCATAACTGATGTCGTTGTATATTTGTATGGGTTACCAAAATCTGCACTTAAACTATTAACTCTACCAAAATCTCCCGGTATGTTATTGTCGTTTGTTCCTATAGTACAAGTTGCACTTGCGCCAACATTATTTGGTTGTATAGTAATTACTGGTGGGGGTGCAGTTCCTCTACCATATCCTCCACCTTTAACATCTACTTCAAAGGTTATTGTGTAATACCAATCATCAATTCTAGGCAAACCGGCATATGGAGGGTCTTCAGTAGGAGGATCATATGCCTGAATCATTACGTTATATACTGTTTGAGTGATACTCATTCTTGCACGTTGATATGTTACAGCAAGATATAACTCATGGTATATATTGAATAGTTTTCTAGTTGCTACTTCTCTTAGTTTATCATATATATTTGATAATGGACCGTTATAAGGCAATCCACTCATACAGCCAAAGAAGTCACTCATTGTGTAAGAACCCTGGGGGCCACTACCTAATGCAATCTTAGGTCTACCTAATGTACGCAATGGTAAATTAGTAGGGACTAAATTGTTACTATTGGCATTAGTATTCAACCCTGCCATTGTTTCTAAGTTAGTTACTACCTGTGCAAATTTTTCAATTTGTACTTCTTGTATGTTTTGTATCTGTTGCATTGCCGCACTGAACGCGCCGGCGCCTATAGCAACGTCAGGTGGTATTATGCTTGATAAGTATGAACCGTAACCTTTTGCCGGTACTTGTATTTGGGTAGAACCATTAGAACTGGTTGTATTTACATTATTGTCATTGTTAATTTCTTTTAACTGCTGCTCTACACTTACTTCTGCTATTGCCGGGGGAACATTATTTATAAGAGGAGTACCTATAGGAGTTTGAATTCCGATTTGATTTAATATTTGCGTACTTGTTAAATCTGAATTTATTGTTCCGGATGAGTTGTATATAGGAAATGCTATCTTACTATTTTGTGCACCATTTTGTGTTCCAGTATTGTATAACTGTACAGTTAATGTTGTGTAACTATTAGGGAACATTTTTGCCGGATTCAATAAATCTACTAAAGAAGTCAAACCGGGTGTTTTGCAGTTCAATGGAACTAACACTTCATCTAATGTTTCCCCCACTGTAATATAATATGCCGCGTATAATTTACGCTCCTGATCAGGTGTAGGTTGAGTTATATTAGATAATATAGCACCTAGTTCATCTACCGGTATACCTGCTGATATAATTGCTAAACTTAAGTTTTTAGTCAACGAATTGTATTTGGCTAATGTCTTTAATAAGTTTGAGGGCAATCCATAAGTAGCAATTGTAGATAAATCAATTGCCTTGCCTAATGCAATCAAGTCTTGGCCAAATGCTTTTGTTGCTAAACTTACATTAGTGATATCAGCAGTAATAAGGTCATTCATATTACTGTATGTGCCTTCAAGGAAGTCTTTACTATTATCTACTGATAAGATGGCATTATTAGAATAACTAATGAAACCATAAGCATTTTGCCATTGCTGTACAAAATCTCTGTAACCTGCAGGATTTAAACTATCGCCTGCTGATAGTGTATTATTGTAATTAAACTCCATCCAGGCTTGTAATGCCATCAATCTAATATAAGCCCATTGAGTCGCAGGATTGGCTGTGTCTGGACTAGATGTCACTGGCAATGGTTGATTATTCTTATAAAGAGATCCGCCCCATCCTTTGTAATCACCTAAGTTAAATGTGCCGGTTCCAAATCTACCAATCAATTCTTCCCAAGTATACACCATTGATTTGGCATTACCTAATCCTGGAACTTGACTATCAATTACAAATGAACCAGTTGTTGAAACACCATATGCAGCAGTCGAATATATTCTGAATGTACCAGCAGAGCCAGTTTCAATCATCCAATTGCCATTATACCCTGTAGGACTTGCGCCATTAATTCTTATATAGGTTCCTGGCACTAACACAAATGATTGATTATATGTTACATCGAAATAGAATTGCTCAGTACCGGAAATAACACCGGATGTAATATTTGTTATAGGTATAGCATTTGTACCACCACCTATACTTATTAAGTTGTTATATGTAGTTTGGTTGGGTGTACCATCGGGCGGCGTGCCAGGAGTTATATCTAGGTGACCGTTATAAGCCTCATTGATAGCATGTGTAATAACACGTAATACAGTATCCTGGCAAACACGACCAAATGAATAACCACCAAAATTTTGTGATGAACCTACCCATGAGGCAAACTTAGGGTTTATTTGTAAACCCTGTGTGTTTAATAGTGAATTAACACTATTAACGCCTAATGGACTTTGTTTACCTGTATCACTCATGGTACAAATACATCAGGACTACCTTGTGCCATATGATGACCACAACTATTACCTGACCCTACTCTGGCTACTGCTATACCGTCGGCGAATACACTAGGGCTAGCATCTGTTACAGTAGCACTTTTATGAGGACCATGACTTTTTCCCCATGGTGCATGTGGGCTAATTCTGCTGCCTTGCTGTCCTACTAATATTCCATTAGCAAAGACTGTTGTAGCACCTGCAATGATTGCACCCTGCATCTCATTTGTATCGCCTATACGGCATATCTGTGGCATTAATTATCCTAATACGATTTTCTTATCTGGTATTTTAATACCAGTTGTTGCTTCAATATATTTCATTTTTATACTGTCTTCAGTATCAGCATAAAAAGCAATACTATTAGTATTTATTGTTACGTTTCCTTTAGGTTCTGCAGTAAACAAACTAGGAATCATTTGCATTCCTTGTTGAGTTGGTGCAATACTAACTGGTTCTGTGACAATTACATTGTCACGGGTTATTTCAATTATCTTAGCGATAAGTTCTTCACCACTATTTAATTTTAGTGTATATATTTTTCCGTTTTCCATTATTTGCTTTCTGTTAATTTTTGTTTAAGTTCAGTGAACCCACCAATTAGTACGCCATCTAAAATGATTTGCGGTACTGTTCGTGCTGTCGGGATTGCTTCAAGCAATTCTTCTTTGGTATATCCATCTCCGATCTTACGTTCTTCAAATTGTATACCTTTACTTGTTAGTAGTGCTTTTGCTTGATCGCAGTAGGGACAATGATACTTACTCCATACGATTGCTGTCATTTTATTTTCCTTTAAATATTCGGTAATTCATCATAGTCAAGTAAATCTGACATAACTCCTATAACATAGTTTGTTGATTCAGTTTCTTGCAGTGCTGATTGTTTTTTACTGGTATCAGTATGTTTGTTAAACCACGGGATAGGAGTGCTTTTTGGGGCAGTTGCTTGATACTTAATACCAATTTCTTTCAGTGCTCCGACCGCAGTGTAGTCTACAAAGTCTTTTAATACTGTTGCGTTCAGTCCAATAACTGGGCCCATTTTAAACAAATAGTCTGCCCACTCTTTTTCTTCACGGATAACATCCATGTATAGATTATACACTTCTTGGTCGCATTCTGCTTTGATTTCGGCAAATCTAGAGTCTTCTTTAACTACTTGATTAATTAAATAAGCAGTCCAGCCTTTATGTAGCAATTCATCTTGAAGAATTAAACTGATAATGTTGCCATTGCCAATAAAGATTTTGTTCTCAACCATTGCTAAACTTGTAGCAAAACTTACCATAAATCTAAATGCTTCTAATGCGTAACTAGCATGTAATGCCATGTATATTGCTTTGATGTGTTCTTTTTCTGGAACATTTTCTCCCATCTCTTTACGACAATTAACTTTATGTAATTCATCATAATATCTTCCAACACTACTTGCCATATCTACAATCTCTTTTGTATCATGTATAGTATTGAATACTTCCTTAGGTACGTTATAGATGTTTCGAATGATGTGACTGTAACTACGACTATGAATATTAGTTTCAAAGAAACTCCAATTATACATCAATGCCTCTAACTCTGGTAGTGAAACACAAGGAGTAAACACTTGCGCTGGGCCGCGTCCTTGCAAGCTATCAAGTGCTGTTTGTCTTAACACATTACTAGTGAAAATGTGTTTAACTGCATCGCTGGCATCTTTAAAGTCATTTGCATCTTTGGTCAAACTAACTTCTTCTGGAACCCAGAAGAAACCACGTGCCGTTGTTTCGAAGTTCGCAATCTTAGTGTACTTGACCTCTTCGAACCTTTGAATTACTACCGGCCCGGCTGGGTCTAAGAACATCTTACGATTCAAATAATCTGTCTTTGTGTTTAGGTTGTATTGTTGTTTACTCATTTGGTTTCTTTCTAAATAATTTTTGTAATTTTTCTGTACGTTCTTGATATTGTTGTTCGGTTAGGCTACAACTCTTATCACACATGGGCTTACGAGTTGTTCTACCACATACGCATTTGCTCATTAATGATTTCCTGTTATTCGTCTTTTTCTTCTATGGTATAAAACCAATCATCTCCTGCACTCCACTTGCGAGTACCATCTACTGTAAATATTGTTTGTGCGGCTTTAAAGTCCGGGAACTTAACATTACCAGAAATTAAACTTTGATCGTACCATAAACATCTATTGTTAGGCTGACAAGCAAACTGACCATTCTCTAATCTAATAAAATTAAAACTCTTATGCTCTTCCGCAACCTCAGTAAACCCTGTATCTACATCCATTCCATCAGCGCAAAAATCTACAGTAAACAAATAAGTACCGTGATGCCACTCTTTGTCTTTACCTAGAAATTTCACACCTAAATTTCGCAATCCTATTTTTTCAATGATAGTAAAACGATATCCCATACAATCCCAAAGCTGTAATATATCTATAGGTAAATTACCGGTGTAATCTTCGTTCCACACATAAGCATGAATAGGCAACTTATCATATAGTGCCCCGTAATTGGGTAATAATGATTCTATACGAAATACTTGCCCTCTTAGGGCTTTGAGACTGACCCATATAGCAGGTTCTAATTCGCCGTGACCTTTTTCAAAGTTATAAAGAAACTCTCGTTTAACAAAACACTTGATTGGCGGTAATGATCCTACAATGTAACTCATTTAATAGTTTCCTGAAGCAAGTACTATCTTACAAATATGTTCTAATCGTTCTATGTGTTCGTATGCGCGCCATGGACTTGTATCAATAGCAACTACGCCATGTCCCTTGATACCCACAATGTCATAAGCAATATTACCATAGTCATCTAATTTTAGATTTTCATGACAACGGTCAGCAAGTTCCTGACTGATGGGAGGTACATCTCCTACATTGGGTGCTACTCTAGTGTAACGGTTGAGTTCTGGAAATTGATCACTGATGGTACTCAAATCAATACCGGTGTGCATTGCGGCAATACAGTATGTAGGATGAACATGTACTACTACACGAACATCATTGCTGTGTTGTCCCATGTTTCTTTGTAAACCAAAGTGTAGTGGAATTTCTCCACTAGGTTTTAGATTGGCACTGATATCAGTATAGTAATCTTCTTGCCACAATAGACCGTGAATACTGATCTTTTTAAATTGATCCGGCTGTAATGTTTGCTTACGCACACCTGAAGGGGTAATGTAGAAGTGATCACGGTCGTGGTGACGAATACTTACATTACCATCACGACTGGTAATCCAGTTACGCTTATATGCGTCTTCTAATACTTCACAAATTGTTTCTAACATTATAATTTACAACTTTCACATGAATCTTCGTCATCGAAATTGATTTGTTCAAGTGGCATATCGGGAGGGATTTCATCTGTAGTTTTTGATCCCGATTTATTCACGAGGCTATAATAGAAGGTCTTGAGACCATAATAATGTCCAAGCATCAAGTTCTTAGCAATCAATGTTGTTGGAACTTTACGCTCAGGGAAGTGTGCAGGATTGTAAAAAGTATTGGTACTGATAGATTGATCAACATAAGCCGCAATGACTGCCGCTGTTTTTAGATAACCATCACAATCTTTTTGATCCCACATCATTTGATATTTGTTTTTCAACTTGTGATATTCAGGAACAACTTGCACAAAACTTCCTGCTTTACTTTCTTTAACACTAATTAAACTCATTGGCATTTCAATACCATTAGTACTGTTGATGACTACACTACTTGATTCTACAGGGGCAACAGCCATTTGCGTAGCATTACGTACACCATAACTACGCATCATAGCACGTAGTCCTTCCCAGTTTAATTCAGGTTCAAAGTTGGCTAATTCATTAACACCGGTTGCTCGTAACTCCCAAGGAAAAACGCCTTGTCCATAACGTGTCTTGTCACTGTGGTCGCAACGACCACGTTCTTGTGCCAATTCAACACTGGCTTCAGTTAGATAATAGGCTTGATGTTCCATCCATGACTTAACTTCTTGCAGTGCATCTTTCTCACCGTATTTTAGACCACGCTTGGCATGCCAGTATGCTAAGTTAGTGATGCCAATACCTAATGGACGAATTTCGTCATTGCTTAATTTACTTTGAATACTCAAAAAGTCTTGATAATCAAGGATATTGTTGAGACTACGATGTAGAATGCGACAGGCTCTACGCATGTCTTCTGGGTTACGGAACGAGCCCCAGTTAATACTACCGAGAGTGCAAAGAGCAATACGGCCATCAGCATCATCAAGACGCTTGAAAGACTTAGTAGGCAAAAGTATTTCACAGTTATGGACAAGGATATTATCTGCAAAAAAGCATTCTGTTTCCGGAACAGATATATCATACACCTCGGTTGGTTCTACATTTATTTTTTTAATTTTAATCATAATTTAATTCTTCCTTGCACAAATTCTGGATACTCTTTGCAGAATTCTTTTTCATTTGTTACTTTGATATTAGTTATTCCGTTGTTATACCAACGATGTTTTGCTGAATGAGCCGCTGCATTCTTTCGTTGTTCCTTACTTCTATGATAGGGAGAATATTTAATGTCAAGATTCATATTTATATTAGTCTCAATGATTAAATTTTCTAATGATCCAAATTTATTGCCTATCCACGCTAAAGAAATTTTCTTAAATTCAGTGAATTCTGCTTTCATATTATCTTGTAATAAATTTAATTTAAGATATCCTTCTTGGCATGATTCTGAAACACATTTCCACATTCTTTCTCTTCGGTCTTGTGTCAATTCCTTGAAGTTGGTGTTTTTGGCGCCACTCATGTCCCTTGCAGATTTTCCTGGAATCCCCTTACTATGATGAACCCAATCGCCGGATAATACCTTAGGATGGTCAACTGAAACAGATCCGTGCTTTTCTCTAGTAATAGCATCAACTACTGGCATCATTCCCGTTCTTGCTTTACTAATACATTCATTACCTAACAGTCTTAGGTGTTCCATTTCTTTAAGAAACTTTTCATCAACTTCTGACAGATTAATCTGTCGTTTATGATTTCCTGTCGCTTTTACAAAAAAGAATTGCAGGGCAGACCCAGCAGAATATTCATACCGAGTTCCTTTATAAATCTCATACAAGTAGTAATGAGCCATTAAGTGCTCGGAAAAGGTTAATAAAATTAAATTTTCTGCACCATCCGGATTACCATCTAGATGTCCTTTTGGGCCGGTTCTCTTCCTATTCTTGTACAAGAAATCAGGAACGATATGGTGTCGTTCATAGTAGGTTCCTTGATATTTCATTCTGTTTTCTTTTCTTGCGTTGTCAATTAATTTTTTATAAAGTTCTTTATACATATGATTTCCTCATATGTATTTATGCTTGGTAATCAAATTTCAACGCATAACTCGTCAGTTTCTACTAATTCATCAGCCCTTATATAGCCTCTATTTTTAGTAAAAACAAGGTGGTCTTCTGTACATCTTAACACATTACCATTTTCATCTTCAATTTCATATAATGTAGTGACTGTCTTTGTTTTGATTGCAGCCGAAACATTTTCCCAAGAAACTTTACCATTTTTAAAACTTTTGATTTTTGATGTGGTTAAACCGCCTAACTGAAATCTTTCAACTGCACTAGACATGGAAAGTTGCTCAACCGTTCCATTCTCATGCTGGAAAGTAACTTGTGTATCCCCGGTTACACAACAAAGGTTGCTTTGATAAATTGTATGATACTCGGGATCAAATGGACCCTGTTTCATTACATTATCAACAAACACAAGATAGATACGACCTGTATCTGTTCGTTCTTTTAGAATACCACTTTTGAATACTTCCTCAGCACTCATTGACTTCTTACGTAAGTTTGATTGTTTTTCATACTTAACGTATAGTTCTTCAAACTTTTCAGTGTTACTATAAAATGCTTCGTACAAGTCAGGTACTTCGTTGGGATCAAAGAATGTTATGTTTTCTTTGTTTTTAAATCGTCTCCAGAAGAAAGCACTAAGAACAACTCCATAATCCATAAATCGTACACGAGTTTCATCAGTTCCTTGATTGTTTTTTAATACAATCAAATCATCAAACTGATGATGCCAAATAGGATAAAAAACAGTAGCACTTGCATTACGAATACCACCTTGACTGCAACTACGCAAATCACCAAACCATTTCTTCAAAAATGGGATCATACCAGTGTGCATGATTTCGCCGCCACGAATAGGACTACCTAATGGGCGTAATCTGCCAATCTCTAAACCAATGCCAGCACGTTTGCTAGC